TACATCTGCGAGCGTCACTGGATAAATTGCAGGAGCTGTATCTAATACCGCTTTCATGTCTCACCGTTATAATGGCGGGGACGCCGGAGGAAGAAAGAGCGTCCCCACTGCCAGGGGTTTCTATTGACCTCCTTTAGAGGTGTGGAAGCGGACCAGAAGCCCGCCTCCAGTTAAAAAACGTTAAAGAGCCGTCGCCGACATGTTCCCGGTATAACGGGGATCGAGTACCGCAAAGACGCTTACCAAACCCGTCGCTCCACCCGCGTCAGTGAATTGGAGCGAAAGCCATTCTTCACCATTGGCAACGTCCATCATGGTCGCCTCAACCTCGACGACCAAAAGGTAATTGGGATATGTCGCCTGCACAATAATGAGGCCATCTGCTGCAGGCACTGTCGTTTCGGCGGCCAGTACATCAGCGCCAGCCGCAATGGATCCCCAGAGACATGTTGAACCTCCATAAGCATATTTGAATGCTATTGTGGAAGTCAATGCGGCATCGGTTGCGCCACTATATGCTCTCAGAGTTGCATTAGCCACGCCCATCGTGCCGACGTCGATTAAAAACGTGCAGCGATGGAAGTTTTTCATATTGATGCCCTTCGTCACCTGAGTTGCGCCGGTGTCCAAATTCAGAGCGCTTGCAACCAGGACAACTTTTTTTTCTTCTGCTAATTTCATTTCCATTACCTCCTATTTAACGATTGGTTATGCCCTGGCCGCAATAGTTAAAAACGGGCCTACTGTGGCACTCCCTTTGTAAGGCGTTACTGAGCTTTTCCATCTCGGCTGCCCGTCAAAAAAGTAAATGAAGCGGTAGGTTTCCTGGTCATAAATGAAATTGACATGAATACTCATCGCCTCATTGATATCACCCCTGTTCGCCGTAATGTACTGGCTCAGATCCGCAAGAATAACGTCACCCTTGTCACCTAGGGTTGCTGCCTGTTCGATTGTGATACAAGGGAACCCATTAAGGGTGCTGATCCGCTTGCCCTGATAAAAATCAGTCTTATAGAGCGGAGCCAGGACGCCTCCGGTACCGATAGCAATTGAGAGTTGAGAAAGCTGCGGTTTTGTTTCACGATTAACCAGATAAACCACGGAAGGCCGTTCCTCCCAGAGCCTCGATTCCATATTGAGAATGTTATCTGTCGAGATCGTGTCCGCCGCCTGCCCTGAATCCTTCGCTACCGCAATTAGACAGTCTGCATTCAGGATACCAAGGGCTTCTCCAGCGCCGGATCCGTTAATGACAAGATCCTGAGCCTTGAACGCAAATTCTTCACCAAAGAGCTGCCGCATTTCCTGCCCAAGGAACGTTACGTTTCGGATGACCTCGCCGGAAGCATAGTAAAGACCGGTGAGCTTTGTCGGTTCAATGCGAACTTTTTTGAACTTTGTTTTGGATGCCGTGAAAGCGTCCAGTTCCGCCGCCGTGTAAACGCGAATACCGCCACCGCGTGAACCATTTGCCCGGCTTGTCTCATTAATGCCGATAATTTCAAGGAACTGCGTACCAGGTGCAAGCGTCCGGGAAGCACACCGGGAAAGAACCTCACTATTATTAAACCCGGTCGTCATGAGATCAACTGAGGTCTCACCCTGGAGAAAATAGCCTCCCTCTGATGAAACGCCTACTGTCATTCCCCCTGTTGCCGCTGCACGATTTTCCTTCCGTGCCTGCGCCTCAAGCTTAGCTGCGTTACGTTTTTCAGTCTGTTCCAATCTTGACCGCGCCGCCCTGATTTCTCCTGCACCGTAGGCATCCGGGCGCGACATGGCACGGATATCCAAGAGCTGCTGCCCTAGAGCTGTTGCTGCGGATCCACGATAAATCGGCTGATCGGAAGCTTCAATGGCAAGATTACCTTCAAGAGTAAGAGCATTATCACCCATTTTTCTATCGCCATAGAGTTGATTCTGAAGCTCCTCCTCCGCCCTGAAATCTTCCATTTCTTTTTGAGCTGTTTTAATTTCTGCTTTTAGATCAGCTCTTTCCTGGAGTTCCTCGGTTGTCAAATTGCGGGATTCATCTTCTGCTTTTTTCCGTATTGCCTCCATTTTTTTGAAGGCTACGTCCATTCTGACCTGATATTTATTCATGATTCATTTACCTCCTAATCCAACTATGTTTTTGTACAATTCATCTTCTTCTTTTACCAGCCATAGCGTGATCAAGGGATCGGCTATGTTGTCATCGTCGTTCGAGGGAACGGCGGTTCCTTTATTCTCTTCCATGCGCCGAAGCGCAACAGTAGTATCATTAAAAGCCGCGAAAACGACAGGAGAAATATCATAAACTTCTTCAATTTCGATAATTTCTCGCTTTGCCATCTTCGGGTCGGAAAAATCCCATTGATCTATTGCAACGACAAATCCATAAGACGATTCTTTCACGTCTCCGCGGTCGATACTGGTCATGAGGTCGCGGGCGCTCTGGGTATCCGGGGGAATGATTTCATAAAACAATCCTGTTTCGTCTTCCCGGAGAATGAGTGTCCCGGCGCTCTGCCGTCCAAGTGGCAACGTATCCGTGTTATGATTATAGAGGGCGCGGGCATCGGATTTTGAAATGGCCTTCTTGAATGCTCCCTTCCGGATCGTCTCGATAAAGCCCATATCCTCTGACGGCTTGCCGAAAACGGCTGCATAGCCGACGATCTTTTTCATGCCGCCGCCTTCAGCCTCAATTGACCTGAACTCGGTCGTTTTTCTTTTTTCTTTCATTGTCGCCCCCTTTATCCCACCGCCATTTCGGCCTTTTTCGAGTCTCATAAGGTAGCAATATCGCTTTTTCGTATCGCTTTTTCACGAATTCATCCCCATAAGCGCCCGTAAGTGCTGAATATAGGCGTCTGCAAGGTTTTTTATCTGCGCTTCCGCTATGGATTCAGCTTCCCGTTCGATCCATTCGCCATTCTCAAGATTAAGATTTTGTGATGTTTCAACATAATCCGAGGCAAAATTTGAGACGAAAACATCAATAAACCGCTGAATTTCAGGCTTAAAATCATCATGTTTCAGACCATTTAACTCTGTTTCCATGTCGGTTAGGGCCTCGACGAAGCTTATGATCGCCGGATTTGCCTGTTTTTTGATATAATCGGGAAATTCCTGATAAAATTCTTCCATTGCATTACTATCACCCCCGTTTTTTAATATCCAGTTTATCCGTCGGGTCTCTTTTCGAGTGATTCGTCTAATTGTATCACAAATCAAATTTTTATACGCTATTTCAATCCTTTTTCTATACACCCGTCTGTTATCGAATGATTTTTGTTCTGTAGCATCCAACTTTTTTGTTTTTCCTATTTCTGCCGCTGAAATCATATTCAATGGTATCAAATATATTTTTCCCTGATCATTTTCCATGGGATTCATGTTTTCACGTTCCCGGATTTCATCGCCATTTAACCAACCATTGTTGCGACCAATAGCGTAAGCCTCGTAGCGGCTTTTGATATCACCCCGGAGAAGGCCATCAACAAGATGCTCAAAGAAATATTCTCCCCTCTCTTCTGCATTCAAAATAGAAAATGTAAAAGATTGTTCAAGGCGTACAAGCCAGGGCCTTAAAGTTTTAGAAACATAATCAATCGCCTGCTGTTCGACATTGGCGAAAGCCGTTTTATCCATCTCTCCATACATATACGGAGGAACCCTGTAAATCCTGGTTCCGATATCAATATTTGTAAGTTTCCGTGTCTCAATAAATTGCGCCTCATCGTTTGGTACGCCCAACTTGGCTATGGACATCCCCTCTTCAAGCAACATAAGTCTATGACTTTTTCCTAATCCGCCATAGGTTTCATTTAGAGCCTCCCGAAGCTCTTTTTTGTCTTCTAAGTGGCCCGGATGGGTCACAACGGCGGACGGATGCACGCCCTGCCCAAAATATAACTGGCCGAATTCTTCCAGCGCAAGACCCGCTCCTATGGTTTCTCGCGCCGCTGCTATCGGGGATAATCCTACCAATCCGTTAAAACTTAATCCAGGCATGTGCAAAATCTTCTCTTTAGGTAAAATAACGCTTGGGACACCCATGCCTGCCATATTTACATGATATTCTACTTGTTTTCGCTCGTTACGTTTAGGAGTCACTCTTGTAGGTATAATAGGCCATAACGCAACTACCCGATTCCTGCCAAGACTCCCACGCCCAAATTCTTTTTCCGCGTACGCGTTGCCCCAGAGCAAAACGTGGGTCATAAAAGTTTCCCGGAAGGCAAAAGCGCACATTTCGGGATTCGGAGAATCATGAAGTAATGAATAATAATTATGATTAACTGCCCGTTCTTTGCCGCCATTAGAAAGGCGCCTGTATAAAAACAACGGCAAAGAAGCGGGATCTTCAGATAGGATTTTAACGCAGGCCCAGACGACAGCTAATTTTATGGCATTCGTCTCAGAGACATTCGTGCCACTTTTAGTGGGAATACCACCGGTTCCGCCGGCTCCACCATAAAAAAATCCCCCTGGATAATACCATTTATCATCCAATACTCCTTTTGTTCTCTTCTCCAGCGCTGAAATCAAGCTCACCTGTCAGGCCTCCGCAATAGCCAACCTAAACCAAGGAGCATGGAAACAGCTCCCAGAACTACAAATCCGAGCCATGGATATAATTCATAACTCCCATAACTTAGCGAGATTAATCCGCCGAAAATAAGAATGTCACGAATGTCAATTTGTTTTAACAGTAAGGTAAGATTTGAATAAAAGTCAAGAAATTTTTTCTTCATTAAATCAAGCAAGACCCCCCGTCATTCTTTGCATTATAGCTTCTTTCGTTAAACCAGAATAAACACTCGGTTTTATCTCCACCGACATATCTCGGCTTTTAAGCCCTATCGCCATCGCTAAAGCCACCGCCCCGTCAATCCTAAATCTTGTCGCGCTCTTGTCCAGCTTCTTATTTCCGGCGGGATCTGAGATAGCTATCGCATTGCTGATATTCCACGTCAGACAAGGATGGCCGTCATGTACCAGCACCCTCTCCAGGATAGCCACCTCCAGAGCCTCCACCGCCGGGGTCATGTCCTTATAGCCCTGCCCCCAGGGAATCATCCGCAAAAAGCCCGCCCTTCCGGTATCTTTCCCTTCTACATAGGCATCAAGACCAATCTCCCTCATTGCGTTCAGCATATCATCTATTCGGTACCGATCAAATGCCAGTCCGACAATCTGATATTTGGCGCCAATCTTCGCAAGCTGGTCGGCAATATAGCTGTATTGGATAGCCCGTCCCGGTGTCGTGAGAATATATCCGTCATGCTTCCATGCCCAATAAGGCACTCTATCCCGATCCTCATGTTCCTTCAGGGTATCATCCGGCTTCCAGAACCAGCAGATAACCCTTGACTTTTCCCCGTCTGTCACCCCCACCAGAGCGGTCAGGTCCGTCTTGCCGGATAAATCCAGTCCTAAATAAAGTCGCTCCTTGTCCTGAATATCCGTCTCCCCTTTACACCCCAGCCACTCTTGTCGGGGAATAAATGGGGATTGGGCATTAATTCTTTGATTCAAATTTAGATTTCTAAAAGTCGTTTCAAAGCTCGGCATCCTTTGTGCTCGCTTCGCCGCTATTTTCAATTCCTTTAATAAGCGAAACTTACCGAGCGCTGGATTGGCTAATTTCCAGAGTGTAGAATCGTTAAATACTGCCTTATCATCGGCATCATCGGGAACCGCATACACCTTACAATATGTTGATGGATCATGGCCAGACAACCCATCATCAATCAATTGGCTTAAAATATGTTGTGGATCAGCGCTTTGTGTTGATATAACCATAAATAATGGTTCCTCACGGGCGCCCATAGAGGTATCCAAAGCATCATAGAGATCCCTATTTTTTGCCTGCGCTAACTCATCCACTATGGTAACTGAAGGGTTTAATCCAAATTTTGTACCCACTTCAGATGATAAAGCTCGATAGATGCTTCCATTCTTAAAGCTTACCATTGTTTTTGTTGAATCCACAATTTTAATATATTGCAATAATTTAGGATCAGCCCTTACTATTTGTGCAGCATAGCGAAAAACGATAGATGCCTGTTCACGATCGTTAGCAAGGCTGTAAATTTCTCCATTAGCAATGGCAATTCTGGAAAGCAAGAGATGTGCAATAGCTAGGCAGGCTACCATCATAGTTTTGCCATTTTTTCTTGCTACACTAAAAATCGCTCGGCGAACAATCCGTTTCCCGTCTTTATCCGTTGAATCATAAACATTTCTGATAAATTTTTTTTGAAATGGTAATAATTTAAAAGGTTTTCCTTCTCCTTTTCCAGAAGGACATATTAATAATTGAATAAAATCAATAATATCGTTTGATAACTTTCTTTTCATATCGCTATATGCGCCGAACACGAGCGCTATATTTTGGCATTTTTTTGTCCAAAATAAAAGTTTTTTACTTTTTTTACTTTCATAGTCATTTCAATATCTTACAAAAGCAGAAAAATGAAAATAATGCTTGACATAATAATAATAATAATATAGATTAAGGACAACAGAACGGGAATTAACCCGATAACAGACGCCATGGATAGACAGGGAGAAAGCAGGAAACATGAAAACAATGAAATGTCCAAAATGCGGTTATGGATGGGTGCCCCGAGCGGATAACCCAAAGGCTTGCCCGAATTGCAAACAATATCTAAAAAAAAGGGGCGGAAAAAATGAGAAACCCGCTTGATACCTTCCGAAACATGAAAAATCGATGCTACAATCCGAAGGATAAAAAATATCAATCTTATGGCGGTTCGGGAATCACCATCTGTGAAAAGTGGTTGCGGAATCCCGTATCGTTCGCGACATGGGCGGAAGCGAACGGATATGAACCAGGAAAGCAAATCCATCGCATCGCCGGAGCTCTGGTTTACTCGCCTGAAACTTGTGAGTTTATTTCCCGTACCGTTCATAATTCAAGACACCCCGGAGGATTAAAACAATCGGTTGAGAAAAAATACGAATCTGCTATTTCCGCCGCCGCCGCCGCAATGGGACGGGTAAAATCCGAACGCAAAGCCGCCAGCTCCCGCGAGAACGGGAAAAAGGGCGGACGGCCACGGAAGGAAGGGAAAAGATGAAGCGAACGCTCATAACCTCTCCTTACAAATCGGCGAGGGAAAGTATTGGCACCCTCGCCGGCGGTGCCCAGATAACGGGCATCACAAAAGGGCAATTCTCCCTTCTGGATCTGATCCGGGCCGTGTCCGATCAAATCGGCCCGGCAGCGCTTACCGTTTCGACCTGGAGCACAGGGATCAGGGACACGGGCAACCTCGAAATCCTGATAAACCGGGGAGCATTTACAAAAGTATCCCTCTGTTTGGATCGCTCGTTTTCTGGCCGGCAACCGAAATATGTTGAAGAAGTGATTCGTGTCTGGGGACAGGAAAACATCCGCATGACCCGCAATCACGCCAAGTTTTTTCTGCTCCGAAATGAGGTATGGAACATTTGCTGCCGATCGTCCATGAATCTTAACCGAAATCCCCGTCTTGAACAATTTGATATAGATGACAGTTCTGAACTTTGCGAGTTTTTTCAAGGCATTATTGATGAGATTTTTGAGAAGATGCCCCGAGGTCTGGCGCGAAAGGTGGATGTTTGCGATCAGGTATTCCCAACGCTTATTGGGGGTGGATTGTCGGA